CCTTGATATCCCTGTCAGTACTGCTATCAGCTGTGTTAAACCAAGCGGTACTGTCAGCCAACTGGTTAACAGTAGCAGTGGCATTCACGCTCGTCACTCAGCCTATTATATTCGCACTGTACGCGGAGACAACAAAGACCCGTTAACAAAGTTTATGATGGATCAAGGTATACCTAATGAGCCTGATGTAATGAAGCCAGAACAAACTACAGTGTTTAGCTTCCCTATGAAAGCTCCAGATAATGCAGTAACTACTGCTGACATGTCTGCTATAGAACAGCTAGAGATGTGGTTAGCCTACCAGCGTAGTTGGTGTGAGCATAAGCCTAGTGTGACTATTAATGTTAAGAAAGATGAATGGTTCGAAGTAGGAGCATTTGTGTATAGACACTTTGATGAAATGTCAGGTGTGTCGTTCTTGCCATTCAATGAGCATACTTATCAGCAAGCACCTTACCAAGATGTGAAAGAGAAGACATACTTAGAGCTACTAGGTTCTATGCCTTCTTCTATTGACTGGACTAAGTTGTCAGAATATGAACAAGAAGATAACACGGCAGGTAGCCAGACGCTAGCATGTTCTGGAGATAGCTGTGAAATTGTAGATCTCGTTTAATGTGGACAGTGATAACTAGAAACCAATGTAACTTCTGTGATGCCTCTTTACAATTACTAAGAGGTGTTGCAGGTAGTCAGGTAACAACATATAATGTTCAGTCTCCAAGTAGTAAATGGTTATTGACTTTAATGCGTAAGTCAGGCTATACTACAGTTCCGCAAATATTTAAACCAGATGGCACTCACCTTGGGGGCTATACAGAATTAAAGGAGTACTTAAATAATAATGGCGAAGTGGAATCTAGATAACAAACAACAAGTACTGGGCTTTGATCCAGTTAACAAACCTGCCCACTACAACCAAGAAGGTATAGAATGTATTGACTACATTAGACAAGTGTTAGGTGTTGATGGCTTTATAGCATACTGTCATGGTAACATGATTAAGTATCAACATAGGTATAGATACAAAGCTAATCCTGTAGAGGATATGAAGAAAGCAGAGTGGTATCTAAAGAGAATGAATGAAGCACTAGCGGAGAAACACAAATGACAATAAACGAAGGAATACTTCTAGGTAATCTAGCTTTGTCTACTTACTTAGTCTGGATAATAGCTAGGTTAAATCAAGACGTAAAAACTCTATTCGAGGGTCTAGCAATTACTATGGATGCAGTAGGTGTTAAGTAACCCCACAGTGGAAATATAGAATCAAAAAAGCCGTAGGCCTCCTTGAGTGGATACCTACGGCTTTTCTTTTGTTTACTCTTCTGCCATTTCCATAGCTTGATGTAGTGTCTCAGTGTTCCTTCTACTCCACCCTCTACCGAAATGTTTGTAGTCATCTAAGCTCTCATAAAAAGATTTACGTACTGTGTATACATAATCAATTATAAACTTAGGGTCTTTCTCCATTACAAGACCTATAGTCTGTGGTCCTATAGCACCATCAGGTGTCGCTCCTACTGCACGTTGTACAGCTTTTGCAGGTCTACCCGATCCGGAATTCACGGCCCAATCGAAGCAAGCCCAGTCTAAGCCCGATGGAAGCGAATCGCCTTTAACTCGATCCCAGTAGTTCTTCTTATAGATTGGAGCTACATCATCTGGAGTTAAGTCTCTCATCTCTTGTTCAGTAGACTCTCTACCAATCCAATCGTCGTACACTCTCTTAGTGACACCTAAATTAGTCATGCCACCTTTATCATGGACGTTATTTACGTAACCCCCTTCGTGTTCAAGTAACATATGTAGGCATTTATCAAAATTATTCTGCATGTTTATTTCTTTCCAAAGTATTTACTTACGCCACGCATACCAATACTAGCACTTACAATACCACCGAGGGAATATTGATACCAGTCAGGCATAATCTCTAATGCAGTAAAACCTGCTTGTACTATCTGATTACCCCAGTCCCCACAGAACGCCAATATAAGGGGAATACTGAACAAAAGTGTAATCCACTCATCTTTCCAGCTATTCTCTGTAGCCTTCATAGCGGCTATGTCCCAGTCTATTTCACCTGTAGCTATCTTCATCTTAGTTTCAGCTTCTGCTTTCTTTACAGCAGTCTTACCTTCGATCACAGTACCAGCTAAATTAGCTACCTGACCTATTAAGTTTAGTCCTAACATTACCCGTTATTCCCTTTCACTTCTTTTTTACTCATATTAGTAACGCCAAAGAATACGCCAACTATACCAGCAACTGATAAGAAATAAATACCAGCCATAGATCCTATTATTGTAGCCGCCTGATTTAAACCTAACCCACTAGCTAGTACTACACAAAAAGGATAGGCAAGCATACCAGCTAGGCAGAACCATGCCATACGTCTCTGTGCGTCTCTCTGTGCATCCTCATCATCTAGTCGTCTACGTCTATCCTCTAGCTCAAGTGCTTCCCACTCTGATCTATCTATAGTACCACTACCATCTTTATCTACCTTGTCAAACTCGGTCATAAAAGTCTCCTTAATCTGCTAAAGGGTTATCTAAAGCCCTTTGTAATTTATCCATAAGTTTATCTTCGAGTTCTTTCATAGATCCACTTTGTGATACTCTGACACGTTCTCTCTGGTTCTCAAACCTAATTTCTGCATCATCTATCATATTTCTTACTTTGTCTTCTGACTCACGTACCATGTCTTCTACTCTGTCAGTTTGTTTTTCTATGCCAAGAATGTCCGCTCTTAGTCCGTTCTTAATATCACGACTGTACTCAACAGACTCTTCTACCTTCTCAGATATTCCTGTAACCTTTGCATCCATAATGTTCATTTGTAGTTGATACTCTTCTAAGTCAAGACCAGCAACAGCTTCTATTTTTTGATACAACACAAAGCCGCCATACAGTCCACCTACAATAGTAGATAGGAAAGCAAATATAGCCATGATAGAACCAAACGACATCTTCATGTTACCTGTCTTAAACTCACGGTCTGCTAGACCATCAATGTTATCTGCTATCTTGGTAGTATCCATTAGTTTTCAAACTCCATCTCACCACCAGAACTCTGTAAGTTCTTTAGTTGCTCTAGTTCATCTCGTAACTTCTGTATCTCTAACCTACGTTGAGTTAACTCTATTTGGTATAGGTCGTCACAGTTAATACGAGCCTTCGGTTTATCTAAAGGTATAACAATCCTAGCGTACACGCCAATATCTTTACCCCTGCTATTTGTATCTAAACCTGACAGTACACCCGTTACACCGTACTCAAGGTTTACACCCCCACCAACAGCATTACTACACCTCATATTACCAGTGGAAAATGAATCCGACTGATAGTTCATAGGTGGGTTAGGTAATGCTAATGAAAGGGAACTACTATCTGCTACAGCAGAACTAGCTACAAAACAAAGGGTAAATAATAATCTCATTCGGGTTCACCATCTAATCTTGAACATATCTTAGAGGAAACAAGAGTTCTAGACTTGCTAGTCTTTCTTACTTTTGACGTAGTGCATAAGTATACAGCTTCGTCCATATCCACCTTACGTATATACACATCAAAAGGTTTTCTCTCTTTGTATCCTACATTTATAATTCGGTATGAGGAAGCAAAGGGTATGTTCGTCCAATTTAAATCAAACAACTCTATTTGATACCATTCTATCTCTTCTCTAGAGTTAAACAGAGACATCTCTACTTTAACTACCCCAGCTACATGAGAAGGTTTAACATCAGGATAAGCTGGTGTCATCTCATGTGCTGAGGTTGAAAATGACCATAACAAAAAAAGTACTACAAGTCTATTTAGCAATACAGCTAGCCTGTACTAAAGCAGTATAGACCCCTCCAGCGAAAGGTTTAGATGCTCCGTAAGTAGCACTTGATGAAGTAGAAAACCATGTTGACCCTGCAAGTGTTAGATCAAATATTGTTGTGTTGCCTACTACTATTTTAGCGGCTTCATATGCTGACATACCAGCAACAGATGTTTGTGTTACACTTGTACTTCCTGTCCATGCAACTGTATCAGTAAGTGCTGGAGAAGAACTAAAGGATGTAGGGTGAGTTATGTTAGCTGTGTAGCTATCTGCTATAGATACATCAAACCTAATGACAGGTAGAACACCACCATCAGCAGGTGTAGTGCTTAACTTACTAGCTATAGGGTTTCCATAGACCCCATCTTTAGTTGTTTGAATGACACACTTAGATTCTACATTACCTGTTATTGGTGTGTTTGCTAGTGCAGGTAAAGCGAATAGTGATAGTGCTGTTACTAGATACTTCATATTAAACCTCATTTATTGTACTGCATATCGACCATTTGTTCGTGCAGTATCTGTTGTGCTAAATTATTTCTTAGGGCTTTCTTATTATCAGATATTGTATTATCTTGTAGTACAGCCACATCATTTAATGTACCGCCGTTTATCTTAGCGTTATAATACATATTAATATTAGTTTGTAAATTAATAGTCATAAGAATATCATCTTGACTTTGCGAATTAAATAGTGTGAGAGCATTATCAGAAGCGGTAAGTCCTATCTCTATACGTGTCTCTTCCTCTTCTTCTTCTTCGTCTTTTATAATATTACCTTCTTCGTCGTACTTAAAGTTTTTATCAGTATCTATAACACTAAGTACAGAATCATCTTCTAGAGCATTGTATATTTCTACTTCGGGTATATTAGGAACAGGTTCAATGTACCCTGCACATGATGGATCAGACTGGGGATCGTAACACCTGTCAACTCTGTAACTATATATAACAACAGCATCCTCTACTTTACCTTCACCCTCTACCTCAACAAAACCTGTACCCCAATTTGAAGCTGGAATGTTTGAAACTGGAAATGACTTTACAATGGTGTTACCAGCTACCCCCGACCAGTCATCTGTTTCTCTGAAGATATACCCATCACCATTAGCATTAAGATTACCAACGTGTACTTTCATATCAGTATCTGGGTCTTTAACAGTTTTATACCTATAAATAAGTCCGTTTATATCTACACCAGCAATGCTAGGCAAGATACTATCCATACTCCACCCTAAAGAAGTACTAGCCGCATTACCTGTTGTACCGTATACATAAGGATTAGAGTAAGAATAAGAAGGCAATAGTGCTAATGATAACACCCAAACCAATTTTAGTTTCAACATCTTCATTAAACATTTTCCTTATAGGATTGTTTTGCTCTCGTTGTATATGCTCTTCTACTGCTTCCATTTCCCATGCTAGCCTAGCCTTATCACCTACCAAACCATTCTTAGGGCAAGGAGTTCCAGCGTTGAGCATGGCATCAAACACTCTTTCGTCCTGACACATGACTGACACTGCGGCGACCTTCATACCCATGTCATACATAGTCTTAGCGTTTTTCAGTTTCTCACAGTTCATGTCCCTAACAGTACGACCAGCAGAAATACCTAATATCTGTGTTTGAACAGCACCAGCTACACCTACAGTACATAGATCAGAGTTACTTGCGCTGATCTGTGGAGATATAGCTGAAGGTGGAGGACTGTTAATAGTGGTCTCCATAGTACCTTCAGATGTTACTGTACTTTCCGATTTAATTGTATCGTCGTCCTCAGCAAAAACAGGATTACTAATTAGTAGGGTAAGTAGTATAAGTAGTAGTTTCATTTTCGCTCCACAAGTCTATCTAACTTTTCTTCTATCTTGTCAAACTTGCTCATTATTTGACTAAGGACTTGATTTGAGTCAGCTTTAGTAACGTAGTCTTCTCTAGTCCTGTTTAATAGTATACGTAATCTACTTAACTCTACTACATAACCTCTCAAAACAAAACCTATAAAACCAATACCTAGAGTTAAAACACTACTCCATAAATCTGTTATTTCCATTATCCCATCTCCTTAGATTATTCGGGTTTAGTAGGCCAATCTATATCTTGAGGGAAACCGACTTGCTCTGGTAAATCTAAGAGGTCAGTTCTGTAGTTAGACCAACTAGCCTGTTGAGACTCAGTTAGATCTGACCACCTCAAAGTGTTACCTGCAATAGGATCAACTTCAGTTATAAGTCTATGGTCACGCTCACTACGAGCATTTGTTGCTAACACCTCATTCAGTTCCTCTTGAGTAGGTGCAACATAAGCAATCACATCTCCTCTAGAGTTCATAGACTCTAATAAACTGACGTTATCGACAGTATTATCTTCGTCCGTAGGGTCAAGAGTGTAAGGTATCCAACCATAATCTGTATGATTAATCTCACAGTCAATTCTATTTATATCTATATATCTTGCATTACGATAGTTCATTAGGAAATCCTTATCCATAAAGATGCGCGGTTATTAGTAAATCCACCAGTACCATAACCCCAAAGTCTCCATGACCCTGAAGGAGATGAACCAACTTGAATTTGTATACTATTACCTGCGGATCTTGTAATACCAGCATAGTATAAACTACTACCTGAGGCAAATCCATTAGTAACATAGTCTGTAGTATACCAACCAAGAAACGCGAGACTTCCTACAACTCCTGCTGAAATAGGAAAAACAAAAGCATTTGCATCAACAGCCGCTTTAACTTTAGCTGGAGACACAAGGCTCTCAGTTGTTCCAGTACCAGTTGTCCATGTAGATGTTGCTTGATCTCCAATTAAACCTGTCTGCGTACCTGACGTATTTACCACTTCAGTATTATCAATAAGGTTAAACGTATCTGTAGACTGATTCATATAAGATATGTTTATCCAAACGTCATTAGCTTCAGATCTAATTTTCAATATATTACTAGAAGTATCGTACCACAACATGTTAGCATAAGTGGTAGGGGGTTCAGAACTACCACTATTAGTACTACCTAAAGCTTGTAAGGCATTGTTTAAATCAGACCTAAAACTAGGAAATGTTTGATTGGCAATTACCAAATCGTTTTGTGACATTAATTATACTCCACATAAGCTGTTAGTGCAGAAACAGACGGGGTTATATTGTTGCTAGAAGATGTAAGTTTAACCTTAAATCTAAATGCCCTTGCACTAAGGTCTGCAACTCTTATTGTTCTATAAGCTGACCAAGTAGGACTACCTGCTGGATCATCTTGTGTTATAGATACTAAAGTTATTATGTTAGTATCAGAAAATTGACTGTCACCACCAAGGTTATCAAAAACCCCAACAGCATCATCAAATAAACCAGGTTGATCATCAAACAAACCAGCAGTATCATCATGTCTTGTTGTTAAACCACTTACATAAACACGACACCTCTTAACTGAACTATCGCCTGTTTCTATGTAGTTACTAAACAAGTATTCACCCTCAGATGGTGCAACAGCGTAGTCGTCTATCCTCAAGGTATTACTTACAACCTCTAAGTTGGTCTTAGAACCTGAAAAGGCTGTACTATCTGTAAGAGTAAGAGTATTAGCTAGAGGTTCTATATCAGCTACAGGAACAATTACAGCAGTAAAATTAACAGACCCAATACCTGATTTATCATAAGCTCTAACTAAATATGTACCTGATCTAGCTGGAACCGTTACACTAGAGGCTGGCCTAGGTACTTTATCAACATAAGTTAGTGAGTTAGACCAAGTAGCACCTATAAGCGCAGGGGAATAACGTATTCTATAAAACGACAAATCAAGATCTGGAACAGCTTCCCAATCAAGAGTAATAATAGAACCATTAACTTCAGCTACAAGTCCAGTTACATCTGATGGGGGATCTAATAGACCAGAAGCGTTTACGTTAAACATAAACTCCCATTCACCTTTAATACCAAAAGTATTAATAGCTCTAGCTCTAAAGTCGTAGTTACCATCTTCAAGATCTATTGCCTCAAAAGCACCTAATTGACCAGTACCTAAGCTAATCCAATCAATATCAGAAGATAATTTAAACTCTGCTTCTATGTGATCTACACTCTCACTACCACCAGAAGTTACATTCAAAGTAATAATGTTAGTTAATTTCTCACGTATAACTTGAGTTCTAACAGACGTTGAAAGACCTACAGGGGGTACTAAGAATGGGGATAGTAGTGTTGTATTATCTCTCTCGTATACGACACCATCATTTACTTCGTCAAATACACTCTCCGCAGTCTCACGTAAGGTCATTTGTGTTTGTAAGTCTAAGCCATCTGTAAGTCCAAAAGACCACTGTACAACTTCAAACTCTTTGTTAGTCCAACCAAACCTAGAATTAGTGAGTCTTATATTGTCACCAACTTGTAACTCTAAGGTCTTAAGACCAAAGTTAGCATTAACTGTAAGTTGTTGTCTATTACGCTCCAAGGAAATTAGAGCAAGTCTTCTAGCCTCTATAGAGTTGTCAGTAAATGTTAAATTTACATCGGCTACAGATTCTTGGTTGTTGTCAGCAGTTAGAAAAGCTGAGTTAGTGACTTGTGGGTAATCTGTTGTTTGCCAGTTACTTTCTTCACCTCTAAAAGTACCTTTGATGACATTGAAGTTGTCTCTACGAGAATGTCTAGTACCAACACTAATGCTAGAACGTATATCGTCCTCATTCAAATCCATTATTGGTGAAGTCCAATAAGCAGGTTTCATACGCCACTTACCTTGAGCATACCACATAGAACCGCCCATAGACTTAAGTAACTCACTTAACATATCATAAGGTGTAGATGCAGTAGTAAAAGCACCATTACAAGTATACCTAGTTGTACCAGAAAAAGTATTAGTTTGATCACATACGTTAGCTGAACTAGTTACAAGAGTGTCATCAATATTACTTGTATCTTCTCCTAAGCCATATTTATTTGTAAGGTAATCTCTAATACATAAAGCAGGGTTATCTGACCAAGCTGTAGAGCTAGTTCTAGGGTCGTATAACTTCTTACCTTTAACTACAGCAGTAACAATAGGTATACCGTTAGGAAATGCATCGGCATCAAACTTAAGTCTAATGTATATGTAAGCTATGCCACGAAGCCTATGTTCAGCAGTCCACTTGTTAGATTCAGATACAAGGTCGCTATCAGCAGTTTGATTTGGAGAACCCAAGTGTAAGTTAATACGTATATTACCTGCATATTGAGATGGGCTGGTTACTTCTCCGTTACCATCTAAAGTAACAACTTTATCATTAATATATATATTATCAAAAGATTGTACTTCATGTCCAGCTATAGCAATTACACGATGTAGGTATTTATTATTAACACCTGTAGACTCGTCAAATACTATAGCCCCACCAACTTTCATCTTACCATATATAATCTGATGATCTTGAGCAGGTCCAAGGGAATTAGTTTGATACCCTCTACTAGAACCAGAGTCAATAGAAGGTTTGGGTGTAAGGGCTTTCATAGCCGCACCGAGAGCAAAACTAACAGCAAAGCTAGTAGCAAATGCCGCCATAGAAAATACAGCACCACCAGCCATAGCTATAGCAGTAGCAGATGAAGCACTAAGTAAAGCGGCCCCAGCAGAAATAGCCATGTTTATTCTCCCTTGAGGTATTTAGAGTATACACGTTCAATGTGTTTAAACTTAAGCCTCTCAAGAACTTTATCGAAGGGCTTATGTACTTTTATATTAATTGTTAACACAGATACTCCATCTTCTTTAAGACACTTCTCAGCGAACTTAATTAATCGTATACCAGCGAAACCTTTACGATAGTCTTTGTGTAAGTAGATTACATCATTGTTAGCAAACATATGGTCTTTGTAGTGTATGTTAGTACCTAGTATTACGACGAAATACCCTACAAGTAACCCATCTTCTCTAGCAGTAAACACTTTAAGTTTACCTTGTTTCTCTAGGTTACTATAAGCATCCCAATCTGGATTCAACTTAATGCTATCTTTATTAAGAGCTATCTCACCCCAATGGAGTTCTATAAGATACTTTATGTCGTCTTCTACTTGACTAAGAAACTCTTGTTGATAGTTAACTGCCACTCTTACGACCCCAAGGTATTTGTTTATCTTGTAGATCTTCTACGAAATCTAAACCTAGATCCCCAGCGTAAATTGACTTCTGATAACCAGATGTAAACCTAGCTACTCTAGCTCTCTCTAAGTCTACTAACTTATTCTCTACTAGTAATTGTATAGTAGATGTTTCACCAGACTCTTCTATGTTCATCTGATCCATGTAACCTGAGAATAACTCACTAAAGTTAGTTGATTCATTCTCTATATTAATCCTAGAGCCATTTTGTAATAGTATGTAGGAGGATGACTCCTGTAGTATACTACCCTGTATGAATGTACCAAAGTAAATGTTACACACACGACCCTGATAAGGTTCACTAAGAGCTAGTGAGAGTACGCTAGAGGGTACACCACTCAACGTAAGTGTAGCCCCCTTTACAGCTAATTCAGAGGTTTCCTCTATTGTAGATATATCTAGCATTTGACCTAGACCTATCCACTCAGTACTATCTGGTAAGACAAGAGTTCCTTGTCCTGTCCACATTCTCAATATGTTGTTACCATCAAATCTTAACTCTGTAGCAAAGAACGGGTATACAACATCCTCATTTATACTTGTTATTGTATCATTGCTTAAGTCTCTTGACATATTAATTATACCTTAAATTAAGTTTACTAGGTGTCTTCAACCTCTTTTAGAGATTCAGTTAACATCTTTACAAATGCATCCTTGCCCACTTTAAGTTGGTCTAAGTTAAATTCTGCTGAACCAATCTTCTGGCTTAGAGAATTGATGTGGTTAATAATAACCTTCTGCGTATCATTTAGTTGGTCTTCAGTGTAGTCTACATTATCAATCGTAATAACCTTTTTATCTTCAGCCATTTTGATCTCCTTTAGGTTTAAGTGTTTAAATTACCAAGGCATCCCAGTTAAGGATGTTGGGTTTGCAAGTTCAGCTATCTTAGCATCATTTGCCGCTTCTGTATCAGCTTGTACCACTTGTTCGTGTACCCATTCTAATACGTTTGCTTCTGTTAGATCATCATAAGGAATGTAATCATCGTCTGATGGTACACCTGTATGAGATGTAGTTCCGTATGCTGATGCAGTGTTTGTTCCATCTGTGCTTTCGCAACGCCAGTGTGCTATTGTTACTGAGTTGTCAGATGTGTTTCGCTCTAGGTTAGCGATAGACCATGTGTGTGTGTTTGGCATTTAGTTACCCTTCCAATGCTGTTAGTCTTGCCTCAATAGAAGCAAATCGTTGTTCGTTGTATGCGGCTACAAAAGATAGTAACTCAGGGTAACGAATACCCATTCTAGTTTTAGAGACTGCACCTTCTGTCCCTTCTTCTACTTCATTACCTTCAGCATCTACAAACCATGTGCTTGAGATAAACAATGCGTAGTCACCAGCATCTAAACCTTCTGCTGTGAAAGACGCTTGTACGTCTTGAGCTATGACACCTGTATGAGTACGAGCATTGTCACCCTTTTCAGCTACACTGTCTTTCCATCTGAATGTCTTGAACAATGCTGAGATACGTTTGCCTACTAACATTTCTGTTGCTGTAAGTGATGCTATGTCTTGCTTCTCGTTGAAGTCAGATGTTTGGATTGTGCCATTGGTTGCGTAGATGTCATCAAAGCGGATAGATGACATGCCTAAATCAACGGCATTATCTCTATTGGACAATGTGCTAGGGTTGTAAGGATGAATTGCATTCCCTGCCGCGTAATACTTTAGGCCAGTATCGCCAGACCCATGATAAATATCAGAACCACCAACCCCAATACTACCTACAGTTGTGTTGTCTTTGCGGAACTCAATAATATCGCCATCACTAGTTTTACGATTCATTAACATGCCAACATCACCATCTGATGTTGGTTTTAGAGTTCCCTTATAATCAACAAATAAACCACGTGTAGTAATACTGGTACTCGTTTTACCTACTAATAAATTGTCTATATAAGCAGTACCAGACAGGTGAAGGTCTTTGAAACCATTTCCGCTTAATCCTAAATCAACTAAATTGTCTATACTTGAGTTACTAGGTGTCCTAGGGAAAATAGCACCACCAGCAGATTGTTTTCTAAACCTTAAACCAACATCTGATGTTCCTATGATTATACCATTATCAGGACATGCCGCAATACTACCTACAGTTGTGCCGTCTTTTTGAAAGCTAACAATATCACCATCAGATGTTTTGCGGTTAAAGTTAGCAACCCAACTACCATCTTTTGTAACCGCTAGTTGGCCACCACCTCTTAACTCAACACCATCAACAGTCGTGTTAAGT